AACCGCGAGGCCAAGAGTGGCGAAGTGCTCGAGATCGAAAATCGCAAGAACACGGCAGAGGCAGATCTGAAGCGCAGCAAGGCAGACATCGCCTCCCTTCAGCTCAAGGAGCTCGAGGGAAAGATGCACAGCAGCGAAGATGTCGAAGCAATGACGACAGATCTCGTGTTTACGATCCGCAGTATGATCATGGCGCTGCCCGGCCGGCTGGCCGTGGATGTGTCAAGCGCCAAGACAGCGCCCGAGGCGTCTGAGATTATAAGACGCGAAGTCCATGCCATCCTCGAGGAGCTCGCTAATTATAAATATGATCCCGAGGCATATGCTCGGCGGGTAAGGGATCGGCAAGGATGGGGCGAGCTGATCGTCAATGAAGCGGACGACTAAAAGAGCCGCCGACAAATTAAACGCAGCCATCGCCGGCGCCGTCAAGAACTTCAGGCCACCCGAGAGCTTGACGGTGGACGAATGGGCCGACAGGAACCGCCGCCTCTCGCCCGAGAACTCGGCCGAGGCTGGGCCGTGGCGCACAACACGCACCCCCTACCTCCGCAAGCCGATGGCGGCCTTCACTGATCCGAAGGTGCGCAAGATCGTAATGGTCGCAGCCTCTCAGGTCGGTAAATCAGAGCTTGAGCTCAATATAATCGGCTACATCATAGACCAAGATCCGGGCAGCATCCTGTATGTCCATCCTACTCTCGAGGATGCCCGGAAGTTCAGCCGCCTGCGTGTGGCTCCTATGATCCGAGACAGTAAGCCGTTAAAGGAAAAGGTCTCGGACATCAAAGCGAAGGACAGCGGCAACACCATCCTTCAGAAGTCATTCCCCGGCGGCATGTTAACGATGACCGGCTCAAACAGTGCTTCGGCCCTCGCCTCCACTCCAGCCCGCTACATCATAGGCGACGAGCGTGACCGCTGGGCGATAAGCGCCGGCACCGAGGGAGATCCGTGGGCGCTCGCTGAAGCCAGACAGGCCACATTCTACAACGCCAAGGCCGTGGAAGTTTCGACGCCAACCATTAAAGGCGCCAGCAACATCGAGACCAGTTACTATCAAGGGACACAGGAACGATGGTGCCATCAATGCCCGGAGTGTGGCGAGTACCACGAGATCCGGTTTGATAACATTCACTTTGATCACAAGGTCACGAAGGTGCACGGCAAAAAGAATTACACCATCACCGGCCCGATCGAGTGGTCATGTCCGGGATGTGGCTGCCTTTCAACCGAGGAAGTCATGCGCAGGCAGCCGGCCGACTGGGTCGCAGACAACCCCGACGCATATGAGACCGGCGTGCTCTCCTATTGGCTGAACGCCTTCTCAAGCCCATGGACTTCATGGGAGAAAATCGTGCTCAAGTTCCTCGCGGCACAGCAGGATCCTCAACGCCTGAAGGTTGTATTCAACACCCTGCTCGGAGAGCTGTGGGAAGATCGCGGAGAGCTTGACGACGAGGACACAATGCTCGCACGCCGCGAGGACTATGGATTAAATGCGGACGGCACTCCCGTGGAGCTTCCGGACGGTGTGCTGGTGCTGACATGTGGAGTCGACACCCAAGACAACCGCCTCGAGTACGAGGTGGTTGGCCATGGCAAGTTTGGGGAGACGTGGGGGATCCAGAAAGGTTATATCATGGGCCGACCGGACACTCCGGAAGTGTGGCAGACACTCGACGACATCGTCGACCATGTCTACAAGTTCCGCAGCGGCCGCGGCCTGAAGATCTCGATCACCTGCGTCGACTCCGGTGGCCACTATACACAGGAAGTATATGAAGCCTGCCGGGCTCGTCAGGTCAAGCGCGTGTTTGCCATCAAGGGCAAGGGCGGCGACGGTATACCTCTATTCAGCCCGCCGACAAAGGTGCCGATCCGTGACAACAAAAAGATCACATGCTGGCTCTACACCCTGGGCGTGGATGCCGGCAAGGCTTCCATCATGGGATCCTTAAAGGTGCAGGAAACCGGCCCGAAGTATTGCCACTTCCCAACCGGCGACCGAGGCTATGATCTCAACTACTTCAGCGGGCTGTTGTCCGAGAAGCTGGTGCTCAAGCAAACGCGCAGCGGCAACCGATGGACATGGGAAAAGCTGCCGGGGCATACGCGAAACGAGGCGCTTGACTGCCGGAACTATGCACTTGCCGGCCTGAAGATCCTCAACATCGACATGGATGCGATCGAGCGTCGCCTCAAAGGTATGCCGGATCCGGCAGCACAACAGCAGCAACAACGCACGGCGCCACCTAAGAAGCGGCGCCAGAGCAGCTATTTTGATGATTGGTAAATCCGAGGAGGTGAACACCATGAGAAACAGAGAGAACATCGAGCAGGAGCTCACGGAAAAGAAGGCCCGGCTCACCGCATACAAGGATCGGGAGCTCACCATGCTCTCACCTGACGGCGTAAAGAGCTACGGCATCGGATCCCGAAACATTCAGCGATATGACACCGCACTCAAGGACGTGCAGGAAATGATCGCCAAGCTCGAGCGGGACATCGCCACACTCGAGGGCCTCCTCAGAGGTCAGAGGCCGCGCAAAGCGGTGGGAGTCGTTCCACGCGACTGGTAATTCGGTTAAATGCCTTTTAGGCTTTAACATACGACGGCCCCGGATGGAGTTTTCGCTCCTTTTCTCCTCCGGGGATCCGTCATTTTTTATGTGAAGGAGGTGAGCACCATCAGCACTCAACAAAAGCGCCCCGGGCCGCAGCAGAAGGCACAGCCCGGAACCGCCAGACCAACAAACAAAGGGTACGGCGACGCCGGTGCGAGCTGGCATAAAAAAGCGACAAAGGGCTTCACGGCACAGAGTGGATCCCCGCGCGAGGACATCGACGCGAACAACTACACCCTGCGGCAGCGTGCCCGTATGCTTTACATGGCGTCACCGGTCGCCACGTCTGCGATCAAAACCAACCGCACCAACGTCGTCGGCATCGGCTTACAGCTCAAGAGCCGGATCGATCGCGACGCTCTCGGAATGGATCAAGCGGCCGCCGAAGCATGGCAGAAAAAAACGGAGTCCGAGTTTGCGTTATGGGCCGAGAGAAAAAGAGCTTGTGACGCCACTGGCGTCAACGACTTTTATGCTATGCAGCAGCTCGCTCTTGCCTCGTGGCTTGTAAGCGGCGACTGTTTCGCTGTTTTGAAGCAATACGAGCCGACGACCATTATGCCGTACAGCCTGCGCGTGCACATAATTGAAGCCGATCGCGTGGCCACACCGGGCACATCCGGAATGTTGACACCTATGACATTGACCACAGGCAAGGCCGACAACGGAAACGCCATCTATGACGGCGTGGAAGTGGACAGCAACGGCATGATCGTGGCCTACCATATACGCAACACCTACCCGCTGGAGCTCGGAAAAGAGAGCACAAAATGGGCCCGTGTGCTGGCGTATGGGGAGCTGACCGGCCTGCCCAATATCCTGCAAATGATGGACTCGGAGCGGCCGGATCAATACCGTGGCGTCAGTTACCTCGCGCAGGTCATCGAACCCCTGCTTCAGCTCCGCAGGTACACAGAGAGCGAGCTCACGGCTGCCGTGGTCGAGAGCTTTTTTACTGCCTTCATCAAGACGGAGGCGTCCACCAACGAGAACCCATTCAACGAAGTCGGGGGCGTCCGGCCAGAAGTCTCAAAGGATCCCAACGAGTACGAAATGGGCCCGGGACAGGTCAATGTCATGGAGCCGGGCGAGGATGTAACCTTTGCGGATCCGAAACGTCCGGCCAGCGGCTTCGCCGGTTTTGCGCGGTCTATCTGCGAACAGGTAGGCGCTGCGCTGGAAATACCCGCGGATCTGCTGCTGAAGTCATTCAATGCCAGCTATTCGGCCAGCCGTGCCGCCCTTTTGGAGGCATGGAAGTCGTTCAAGATGCGGCGCGAGTGGTTTGCAAATGACTTTTGCCGGCCAATTTACGAGATCTGGATGGCCGAGGCGGTCGCCCGTGGTCGCATACAGGCCCCGGGCTTTTTCACCAACCCGACGCTCCGGGCTGCGTATCTCGGGAGTGAATGGATCGGCCCCTCTCAGGGACAGCTCGATCCGGTGAGAGAAATCACAGCCGAGATCCTCGCAGTAGGCGAAGGCTTCACAACTCGGGAACAGTCGACCATAAGGCTCAACGGCGGCCAATGGGAGAACAACGTCGAACAGCTCAAGCGAGAGAACGAGAAGCTCGCCGAGGCTGGCCAGACGGGAACCGCACCGCCGGCAGAAGGTGGCGACCAGCTCGCCAACGCAATCCGGGCGGTAATCATCAAAACCATAAAGGAAGGTGATGACAATGCAAAAAATTAACGCGCCCACACTCGTGGCCGGGGCTGCTCCGGCTGGCGCACAGTTCCGGAAATTCTGGAACATGGCAGCCGTCTCCGAGGACGAGGGTGAAATCACCCTTTACGGGGACGTCATGAGCCAGCAGCCGACCGACTGGTGGACGGGCGAACCGGTGCCCGGACTCTATATCACCCCCGAGGGCTTCCTCGAGGATCTGGATCTGGTCAAGGACAAGAGCAAGATCACGGTCAAGCTCAATTCGTGCGGCGGCGACCTTTACACAGGGATCGCCATTCACAACGCACTCAAGGGCCTCAAGGGCACCAAGACCATCATCGTCGAAGGTATAGCCGCCAGCGCGGCCAGCGTGATAATGTGCGCCGGTGACGACGTGCAGGTATATCCCGGGAGCATGGTCATGATCCACGGAGTCGCTGGATTGTTTTATGACTACTATACCATTTCTGATCTGAAGCAGGCGATCAAGGGCTTTGATGCAGCCGAGAAGGCCATCGCCGAGATCTACCACGCCAAGACCGGCACCGACGTCGAGTCGCTCCGCAGCATGATGACAAAGGAGACATGGATGGTCGGACAGGATGCGGTCGACAAAGGCTTCGCCAACACGCTGCTCGCTGGCGACGGCCCTGAAATGACACTGAGCGCAGACAGGAAGATCCTGCTTGTCGCTGGCGTTCGCCACGACATAAAGAGCTTCCACAACATGCCCGGCATTCCCGCGGCAAAAACCAGTATTCCCCCCGCCACTCCGGCGGCTGGAGTAAATAAAACGCCGGCCAGTAAAGGCGGCAAATCTGAAGGAGGTAACCCTATTATGACACTGGAAGAACTCAGACAGGCGTACCCCGAGCTGGTCGCTCAAATCGAGCAGGCCGCCGGAGACGCAGCCCGTACCCAAGCGGTCAACGCCGAAAGGGAGCGCATAAAGGCCATCGAAAGCATCGAGGCCAGCGTGGGCGATCCGAAGCTGGTGGCTGACGCGAAGTACGGAGAAAACCCGTGCAATGCTCAGGATCTCGCATTCAAAGCAATGCAGAAGCAGGCACAGCTCGGAACTCAGCACCTCGACAACACCAAAAAGGACGCAGCTGCATCCGGATCCAATGGCGTGGGCGCACAGCCCAACGGCGGCAGCGATCCCGCAGGCGCCGGCAGCGACGAGGCCGAGCTGGCCACGATCGTGAACGCCTACAAACAAACCAAGGGAGGTAAAAAGTAATGAGCAGACTGGACGAAAACATTGGCAGCGTGGCCTTTGACGGCCTGATTGTTGCCAACAACCCGGAGGCTGACGTGTTCCACGTCTCCATCCGCGCAAACGAGGGCTCTCTTGTCCGCGGCGCCGTGCTCGCCTTGAGTACCGGCAGCGCCGGCGATGGCAAGATGGTCATTCTCGGAACCACCGCGATCACCAACGAAACACTCGCCGCCAACTGCATCCTTGCAGAAGCGGTGACAGTAGGTGCGACCGCCGTCACGGCTCTCGCATACCGCACCGGTCATTTTAACAGGGACGCCCTGACAGTCAAGGCCGGCTATACCATGACCGCAGCCAACGAGGAGGATCTCCGCAAGGGCGGCATCCTGCTCAGCGACGCGGCCAACTACTAAGAGAAGGAGGACACACAAATGGCTCTTGATATTTTCCGTACCCACACGCTGCTCCGCGCAGTCGAGCAGCTCCTTCCCCTCACAACTTTTTTGAGGGATAGGTATTTCCCTACCAATGACGCGACTGACGTCTTTGCGACCGACGACGTGCTCGTTGAGTACAAGGACGGCAGCAAGAAACTCGCGCCGTTCGTCGCACCCCGCAAAGGTGGCGTCACCATCCTGCGCGAGGGCTACACAATGGAACGCTACGCTCCCCCGTTTATTGCACCTCGCAGAATGCTGACCATTGACGAGCTCAACAAGCGCGGTTTCGGCGAAGCCCTTTACACCAACCTCACGCCCGAGCAGCGTCAGGCTGCCCTCATTCTGAAGGACGCCGATGAAATGGGTGAAATGATAACCCGCCGGGAGGAGGCCATGGCCGCCGAGACCTTGCTGACAAACGGCTGCATCATGAAGCACTACGCTGACGACCTGAGCAAGTTCGACGAGAAGGAAATCAGGTTCTATTCTGGCGGCAGCAATCCGGCGGTATATACCCCGACGATCGACTGGGATGAAACGGGCGCCAACATAATCCCTGACATCGCTGTCATGATCCAGTTTCTCACCTCGCGCGGATTGCCGGCGACCGACCTGATCGTCGCGCCTGACGTGTCTGCCACCATGATGGCAGATCCGAAGATCCAGAAGCTCCTCGACATCAAGAACTACAACCTCGGCACGGTGGAACCGCTTGCTCTGCCCGCTGGAGCTGCAAGGATCGCGATCCTGAATGTCAACGGCCGTATGATCAATGTGATCTGCTACGACGAGACCTATGAGAACGACAACGGTGTGACTACCCAGTATATTCCCGCTGGCCATGCAGTTCTCACAGCTCCCGCAGCAGGCCGCACTCTCTACGGTGCCGTGTCTCAGGTCGAACAGAGCGACGGATTGTTCCATACCTATACCGGCCGCCGCGTTCCCAAGTATATTTCAAATGCAGAGGGTAACAGCCGCAGCTTGACACTCACCAGCTGCCCGCTGCTGATCCCCAACAATAAAAACGCGTGGATCACCGCGAAGGTCATCGGCAATTAAGCCGGGCCAGAAAGGAGCTTAACATGATCAAGATCATCAAAGGAACCTTCGGCTATTTTGACGGCAAGAAGGTCACGCCAATTACAAGCGCGGACGGCCCCATCGAAGTCGATGCAGCTCTCGAAAAGAAGCTCGTCGATAAGAAGGTGGCCGTCTACGTCACCAAGCAGGCAGAACAGGCAGCGCAGTCTCCTGAAGGCGACGGCCTGCCTGCATACAACAAGGACATGAAGCTCGCGGAGCTTCAGGAGATCGCGAAAGCCTATGGAGTGGACGCTTCCAAGATGAAGGCCAAGGCCGAAGTCATTGCAGCTATCGACGCAGCCAAGGCCGACGCTGAGGATCCTGACGGAGAAGGCGGCAGCAATGACGGCGACGGAGAGGCCCCTCCTGCTCTCGGCGCTGCTGATCCGGTATGAGTTTCAAGGAAATGGTCGAGCGCGACCGGGCCGTCTTTCTAAACCTCGACGAGTTTGGGGAGGTTCACAGAGTCGAGGGGAGAAATATCACGGTTATGATCGACGACAACACACTCAGGGAGCGGCAAGGTGGAGCTGAGGTCGGAGTGGCCGAGTCAAGCCTGCTGCTCTTTGCGCGTGTCGAAGATCTTCCGGAACGCCGCGGCGCCGGCGAGAGCATAAACGTCGACGGCCGCGAGTATATCGTGGACGACTGGAGCGAGGACATGGGGATCGCGCAGCTGGCCCTCGGCCAGTCTCGGTCAACATAGGAGGTGCGGCATGACCATAGTGCAAATTATTGACAAGATCACGGCGTGGGCTGAAGCGAATATCTGCCAGCAGATAAAGCTCAAGCTCCCGGACGACAATGCTGCCGACTCCACCTTCAACTATACGGAGGTAAACCCGGCAGCCTTCTCGCTTTTTGTTCCAACAAAGGAAAAGCTCCCGCCGAACGTCGCGGCCCCCATCCCTTCCCTGTGCATTCAATTCACAGAAGGCAGCGACCGGCTTGCAGAAAGCAAAGGTATCATGAAGGTGCGCCTCAGTCTGTCGGCATGGAACCCCGGGACACACGGCCCGGAGATATTCAACCCGAACGGAGACGGCTCATACACCAGATACAATACGCCTGAAGCACGGGCTCAATTTGCCCGGCATGGTGAAGGATGGCGAGACGTTTGGAACTTCGTGGATGTCGCCCTGTTGGCACTTGAGAGCGCCGAATATATCGACG